AATCTACATTGTATGGTGTAATACTTATTCCGCGAATACCAGTTGTTACAGTTGGACTCCATGGATAGCTATTTGTACCACCAAATAGATTTTTTGTACCCACAGCTATATCAACTGTAGATGCAGTCCCATCTCCCGTACCACCTTGAAGTTCAAGAATCATTGTACTAAGATCTTTAACAGTTGAATTATCTGTTCTTCTTAGAATTGCGGTAACCTTTGCATAGAAAGCCCCTGCACCAAATATAAGTTGAATATCTTTGGCGGCGCCTTCGCCAATTGAGAATGTTTGTGAATACCTTTTACACGCAACTTGATCATCATTTGTAATAACACCACCTCTCACATGAAGATTTGTTTGAGGTATTTCGCCACCTAAATTAATACCAAGTTGATTACCCAATTCAATACCACCACCATAAGTAATATCACCCGTTACATTTACATTTCCATCAATAAAAAAATGTGTATTTTGAGGTTTAATATAAACATTACCTGTGGTATCCGAATATATATTAGAACTTCCAGCCAATGTTGTAAACTCTATGATTGCGTTTGATGAAGGACTTTCTATTCTTGGAATACCATCATATATATGCAACTTTGTAGCTGGACTCTGTGTACCAATACCCACATTACTTGAATGAATCAAATGAATACAATTTGTTTGAGTACTGTTATTAGCAACACCCATAACAATTCCAGTTGTTCCATTGATTGAGTTACTAAAACCTCGCATGTAACCACCTTCACCCGCGTTTGTGTAGAGGAGCATACCAGTCTCTTTATTATTGCCACTACTCTCAAGTCGCAAAAGATCTATATTCTCTGGAGTTGTATCGTATATATGTATATTTGAACTTGGTGTTGTTGTACCCATACCCAGCTTCCCGTCTCCATCAAAACGAGCAAATTCTCTATCTGTACTATCGTCAATCTCGTGAACAAATGTCAATGGTCGAAGTGTTGTACTATCTAATAGATTTCTCACAATATTACGACTTGAGACTCCCGATGTAGTTGAAAATTCAATACCCGACAATTTAAATGAACCACCACCCGCAAATTCAACATCACCATTAACAACTAATTTGGTATTAGCACCTCTTGCATTTGCATCCGAACGTTGACCACCTACGACAACAAGACCATTATCACAAATAACAAGTGGTTTATCAGTTTGACCATCCATGTCATCAAGTATTTGATTTGTTCCATACAGACTTTCACCCGAAGAAGTATACGTTTGAAAAACGTGTTCACCTGCAATATGCCTAATTCTATCAGGACCATCATCAACGGATGAAGCATCATTACCCTTAAAGAAGAGTAATTCAGTTCTTGAAAAATCTGTATTATATCGTCTCTCAATAATATGTGTATTACCAAATTCATTACCACTGAGACCACTAAAAGAAAGTTGTTGTCCAATTACGACATTACCCAAAACTTCTAGTGCTCCTCGAGGGGTATCCGTGCCAATGCCTACATTATGTGTAGGACCGTCTATATATATCCCAACTTCAGTAGATTCGGAAACCTTTTCATGGTCGTTTGTAATTCGGAAGTCTCCATTTGTACCACTTACACCCACTGTCCAACCAGAAAGTGTTACACCATCAGTTTGTATATAAGACGAAAATGCATTACCATTAGACAGATCTGTTTGTGCGGCGATTATCGCGTCACCAGATTCATGACTATGCACTAATATACCGTTATCCAGGGGATCTGCAATACCTGTACACGCAACTTCCAAGTGAGCGGTTGGTTGAGTGTGACCAATACCCACTTTACCCGAACTAAGAAGAGTCATGACACCGGTATCTACTGCATAGTCGTCATCCCCCAAGTAAATATCAACTCGAGTTTTAGAAGTTCCAGATGTTTTTTCATGTTTTCCAAGTTTAAACATAGCTCTCGCACCATGCTCACTCCCGCTACCTTCTCTGGCTAAAAGTAAAACTGGACCAAGATCTGTTGTACTCGTAATAGGTGATGTATTCGTCACCACCAGGGGTATTCCCAGATGATTATATCCATTTCTATTGGCAACTTGGTTATTTATAAATGTTGTAATGCCATTTACATGAAGGGTACCTTGTGGTGCAGCTGTCCCTATACCAATATTACTCGTTTCTAAAATCGTCATTTTTGGAGTCCCCATTGAAGATGAAGTACTGGCGTAAAAATTTAGACCCTTACCTGTACCAACAATGTTTTCAATTTTATTTTCACCAACACTTGGTGTTGAATGAATACGCATTGATGTATTTCCACCAGAACCCCAAATGTTACCATAAATAGTGGCATTGCTACCAATCACATATACATTGCCACATACCGTGAGTTTTTCAGTTGGATTTGCATTTGATATACCAACTTTACCATCCGAAGTAATTCGAATTCTTTCGGTATTCTTAGTTTTGAATCGAATGTTTTGATGTGTATTTGATGTACTCGCACCATATACTTCAATTGAGCTTACGTTTGATGCAGTTGGACCGGATTTAAGGATAAGTACATTTGATGTACTATCACCACCGAATCTGTCTGCATGTACAATCAAATTTGAAGATGAAAATGTCATCTCAGTTGTAAGATTTGTAGTTGATGTATTACCCAAAATTCGAAGAGTATTTATAGCTGTTGTATTTGCAAATATAGTTGCACCAATTGAAAAAGTATCTGTTGGAGAAAGATTTGAAATAGATGACGGAGCTGCACCATTTGTACGTAATGCATTCATTTGAACATTCCCACTAATAATTGCAGGCGTTTCTGTACCAGGTGCCATGGTTAAAAGTGAGCCAACTTGCAACCCACCACTACCTATTCTAATACCAGTTGCATAGACATTACCCATCGCCGAAATTACATTAGAACTTGTATCGTCTATAAATACATTCGACCCCACACATAGATCATGTGTGGGATATGTATTATTTGCGCCAATATTGTTTGATGTATAGATATCACCATACACATGAACGTTTACAAGTTTTGTATCATCTACGGAAATTTGATCAAGAACCCACCCACCATATGCATCCGTTTGAAAAAATGCCATTTCTCTACCTCTATCACCTGTGATAAACCCCATGGCTACATTCGAATAACCCACACCAGGTGTCATAACAACCGCCGTTTCTCTAGATAAAACATCATTTCCAAAACCCGAATGAATGATTACATTACTTACACGCAAATCTTGTGATGCAATATAAGTGGCAGTTTCTGTAATCGTAATATTGCCAGTAACCGAGATATTACCAAGTATGTTTAAATACCCTTCTTGATAAATATTACCATATATTCGTGCAACGTTAGAACCCTCATCGGATAATGCAATATTAGAACCTATATTCAAATTCGATGTAGCATACACATTTGTACCTTTTATACCACCAAAAACACTTATAACATTGGCGGAACTACCACTTATAAAAACATTTGGACCACCAAGTGTAAGTTTGTCATTTACAATTACATTAGTTGCCACAAGATTACCAGATACAGTCATAAGATCACGACCCGTAACATCAATACTTACCTTTGTTGATCCACCACTATCAACCTGAAAAGCCTTTGTTGGATTTGTTGTTCCTATAGCCAATTGGTCATCAACAAAGAAACGAGATGCTCGACCACGCCCCTTAAGATCAAGAATAATTGTTTCTGTTTCATCTACAAAAAACTTATCACCCACAGATAAAGATTTTGTTGGTGCAGTATTGGCTATACCAATACGACCCTTTGTACCAAGTTCTTCAACAATAAGAATTTCATTCGCTTCTATTTCTTTTGTCAAAATACTCTTGACTCCTGTAAGAGTTTCTTGTTCAATAGGTTCTGCATCAAGATTTGCCACATAAATCTGTTCAAATCTGGCGGTTCTACCCATTTATACTTTAGTTCCCGAATAAAATTCCAGCCAATCCATCCTTGATCCTGAGTACATTATAATTTACTGCGTACACATACATATCAGCCTGGTCTCCTCTAAAAATCCCCTTTTCTACACCACGAAGTATGAGTTTGGCATTATCAAGTCTACTGAAATTACACGTTCCAGATGGATTGTAATCTGATACATTTAAACCAAAATGATAAGCAAAATATCTTGTATACATTAAATCGTCTGAATCAACTCTAAAATCTGTCTTACCATATTTTGATTTGTAATAATTTTGAACCGTATGGAAGTATATTGGACTCATATTTTCAAGAAGAGGTGTTCCATTTACATGTATATCGGCATTTTTGAATGTAAAACGATCATTTGTTGGATCAATATTTGTTGCAGAATATCCAAAGAATATAGACTTCACGGGGTGATTAAGTGCACTCAAATCTAAATCGTTATATCCACCCGTTTGGATTGTATTGTCAACTACATTAGAAACAGGAAATTCAAGTCTTTGTGTTTGTGTAATAATAAAGTCCATTTGTCGTTTTACAAGTGATTCTCTTTCTTCTTTGTCCAAGTATATATAGTTTCCATAAACATTTATTCGTTTTTGAGATGTATCATACCCATTCAGACTTGTTTCATTAAAATTGACTCTAACTTCAACTTGATGATGTGCTAAAGATACAAGAGGTAAAAATGCCCCATTGTCACAGAAAAAGAAGTGAAGTGGTTGAAAGTTTCTATTAGAAATACTTGTTTTATTTGTGAGCTCTTCTTGTTTCGCCCAAGTTTCCGCCAAATAGTTTGGCCAAATGTCCGCATAGTAGTCATAGTGTTGTGAATCTATCTTTTGACCACCTATATAAAGATCAATTGTTGAATTGAAAAGAAGATTTGATGAAACATTTGAATTTCTGTCAACACCTTCAAACCAAAGACAGTTTACAAGATCTCCTAAGACTGGGACTGTAAAAACTGGGTCTTTATCTGTAATAGTTTTAATTAGTTTTGGAGCTTGTGAAAAATTCGTGTGTCTTGTAAACTTCATACGAAAAAATGAGTGACCTTCTTCACTGTTAAGATAAACATCTTGTACACCCTTTGAGACAAGTTGAATCAATGCACCAGACATTTATTTATTATTCAGATTATAAAAACAGACACTTTCCCTGAGGGAACTCATCTTTCTTTTCTTCTTCCGCAACCTTTCCGTGTATTTTGAAACCACCTTGACGATATACTTTCATACGTTTATAGTACATAGCAGTAAACATAGACCATGGATCGTGGATATCATAGATGTGTGGATTGTTCTTTTTGCCTTTAGTCTCTCTCATGATACGACCAATACTCTGTGTAATATCGGACTTAGGAGACGCTAAAATGACTGTATCAAGAGTTGGAATATCAAGACCCTCATGGGCTTGTGAGAATGTTGCAAAAATGATCTTCATTTTGGATGAAGCCTGGAGGTCAGCCTCTTTCATACCACCCATATAGAGCCCCGAACTTTTGGGAAAACATTGGTGAAGCATCTCACAATGCCACCGTCTATCACTGAGAACTAACAGCTGCCTTGTCCCCGCTGAAGCCTTTTTGATAAGTTCCACGAGCATTTGGTTTCTCTTCCTATCTTCAACAACTTCTGTGATCATATTTGGCATTGAAATTTTACCATTTCTCATTGACGGTGGAGGATTTCTATAATTGAATGATTCATAGGTCACAGGGAAAACCTCAACCTGTTCCTGATTCTTTCTCTCCACTGCGAAGAATGTGGGTCCCATAAACCAATGAAGAACCTTCGTAAGACCGTCTTTTCTTTCTGGCGTTGCTGAAAGACCAAAGATATGTTTGGGACACATCTTGAAAAGGGACTGACTGAACACTTTCGCACAAATATGATGAGCTTCATCCACAATAAGAGTCCCAATAGAGTCAAAGTCACTGAAGGAGTACTCTTTGAGGGAGAGGGATTGAAGCATAGCTATGACAAAATCACACTCAACCTCCTTCTTATCCTGTTGAACAATTCCAATCGTAGCACCTGGACAAAATTGTTGAATGCGCTCTTTCCACTGATCCGCCAAGAACTGTTTATGGACAACAATCATTGTGCGGTAGCCCAACTTACATGCTATCGCCAAGGATACGGTGGTCTTGCCATACCCGCATGGGAGTGAGAGAACTCCATGACCTGCTTTAATAGCCGCAGCAAGAGCCTCGTTCTGATGGGTTGCATCTCGGAGCTGACCAACGAATTTTGCACTTGATCTTGCTGGCTCGGGACGTCTATCTTCTTTTGGTTTCCCCACTTTATCAACTCCGTAGAATCTTGGAACGCACACTCCATTCTTAGCTGCTCTAAAAACTTTGAAAGGTGGCGGAGGAAATCCATAGTCGCTATTAACCTGTGGTCTTACTGTCAGCTCCTTTTTAATTTCCTGGATTGGTCCTTCTGTCACAAGGTAACCTGTACGCGTGAGCATTTAATATACTTAGACTTTAACTTTTAATAGACACAAGTTTCCAAGAATATCCACTATAGTTACCAACATTCCAAACACCTGTAAACTCTGTGGTAACTTCAATTTCATCATCTTTTATAAGAGATTGAACAGGTCGTCCTTGAACTTCACACATCACTCTCCTATAACGAAATGGAACTTTCATGGTGAGTACGTGTCCATCTAATGGGTCATCAATGTGATTATTTTGGATAAGACTGGACTTATTATTTTGTATCCGTCGTATAATATCCGAACATTTCTCAGGAATGACCAAACGAATATACTTTTTGTCGTTATGGTCATACATGGGTGTATGTACTTTGGCTAAAAACTTCATTGGTTTCTGTTACGATAAATTAGAATTAAAACTATAAGCACCAAAAGTGTAATTGATATAACTTGTGTGAGGAGGAGGGGACTCAATGGCTCGCGTGTTCCAAATGTAAAGTGACTCAAAGATCTTGATACTTCCACAGCTGCCTCAATACTTGAGTAAGGTGTATTTCTTGGAGACATCATTCCACACATGGCAACATTGGGACATTCTCCGAAAAATGGAAGTTGTCCGTGAAGACTGAGAACCCCAGATGATTGTGTGAATTGCCAACGTTCACCATCCCAATTAGCACCCCATCCAAAACGAATTTGTTTGGGAAGTGGAACTTGTAATTCTTCAAGAACTCTTACTCTCAATTCCTCTGGTGGTGTTGTGAGTATTTCTTCTGTCAGATCACAAATAACACATGATACTGTATAACCATCAGCGAGGACAACAGGTTGGAGATTCCACTTTGTTGAAGCTGCGATTTCAAGATCATCACCAAGTTCTACGGGTTCGTCAAAGTCAAAAAGGATATTGATGGCTCCATAAGTACTCTCTCGCACTTTCTTCTCTGCATCTGGACCCCAGTTGTCACCAAGGAACTTGAGGGCTGGGCTGTTGTCCAAACAAAGAAAAAGCATTCCATCATCAATTGTAGTTTCATCTGTAAATTCAGCATTGTAACCACCCTTGAGGTATTCAACTCCCATGAGTTCTTTTTCAAATTGAAATTTTACACCCACTTTTTCAAGGGCTTTTTGCATGGCATCGCACATAACCCGACCTGATACCTTCTGTGTATACTGTTTTGACATTCCAACGTAATCAAAACTCTTGACAAACTCATACGCAGACATAGTGTTCCAAGTCACACCATCCATAATAAGGGGAAGGTGTTCAAGTACAGCTTGACCTCCATCTGTGATCTCACCAAGAGCCTCTTTGAGGGAAATACCTTTGTACTTTTTAGGTTGAGCAAGAACCCTCACCGCAAGTGATGTGAGTGCACCATAGTCTTTCAATTTAAGTGAGCGAAACATAAAACTATAGAGATCTTTTTCGACTGGTTCAAATATATCATTCCACTGTAGTCCCATCTCCTCAAAAAGACTGTGAGTATTTACAAAAGCTTTATCGAAAACTATTCTGTGTGCGTGAAGATCTCGGAGTTCACCCTCGGGTTCCCACCAAGATCCACCCGCAGATGTCTTTCTATCATAAATTGTAATATCATGATTACCCGACCTGAGTATTTCCCAAGCGAGGGACATTCCAGTTGGACCGGCACCAACAATATGAATCTTCATTCTACTTTTAGCCGATATATAATTTTTCATGTGTGAGCGTGTAAAATCCAATGAGTCCCAATGTTACCCACAACTGAGGATTCATATATTTCTGTCCCGAGTAAATGAGAAAACTCACAAGAATAAGGTGCATGGGTACAGTTTCTGGACCATACTTGAGATAAAAACCAATTGTAGCAGAACCTGCCATGATGAGAGCATTCATGAATGTAATTGAGCTTGGTTTATAGAAGAACCATGCAACGAAGAGAAGTGCCACATATGAAATGAAAATTGAACGACGACCAAGTTCACTTGCGCTGTCTACGAAAGCTAACTTTTCACCCTTCAAAAGTTTGGTTTCCCAATGTGGACCGAGGATGAGATAGGACAAATACAAAATTATAAATACTTGCCACATTTATATTAATCCAGATTCTTTTCTCTCCTCAGGAGTCTTGAGAGCATACATAACACCAAGGAAGATCACGGTAGAAATTAGGGCATACTCAATGTCTTGAGTTGCACTAAACGCAATCAACATGATTGATAAGAATCGGAATGTCTTACTGTTGAAGAGAGTCTTGAGATTTTTGGGAATCTTGATTGCATTACCCGAAAACAAACCCTGATACAAGATGATGAGTGTAAAGATGATTGGTTGCGCCTTGATGACAGCTTCAGTTGAACTACTGACTGGACCAAGGAAGTTTGAGAGCTTTGGCATTTATTGTAACCTAAGATATTTTAAAAAAGTTAAAAAAATAAAAGATTTTTGTATAATAGGATGCTATGCGTCGCGAGTCATAGACCCATGCGAGTGATACCAAACCAAAAGGCTAAGACCTGGAAGTTTGCCGCCAAATTTCTATGGAAGAATACGTTTGTACAAAATAAAGCTGAACTCGGTGAATGGACGAGGGATCAACTTCTTGACCTCGGACCCACTTTTGTAAAATTAGGACAAATCGTTTCAACGAGAGCGGATCTATATCCACCCGAATTTACAAAACAACTGGAATCTTTACAAGATAATGTTCCTCCCGTGGACTACGACGTTGTACAAGACATTGTAAATATAGATATGTTTGAATACTTTGACAAAGAACCTTTCAAATCCGCGAGTATTGGACAAGTACATCGTGCCAAACTCAAGAATGGGAAGCATGTCATCGTCAAAGTCAAACGCCCCGACATTTATAACATCATGAAGAATGATACAGACAATGTTAGGGAAATTGTACGTATATTAGAAAAATTTGGTGTTGATACTGGGAATAGTTCAGAGTATGTACTGAATGAATCTATAGAATATCTTTTGGGTGAAGCGGACTATACACAGGAGATTGATAACGCTGTGAGATTCAGAAAGAACATGAAAGATATCAAGTGGGTTAAAGTTCCAAAAGTGTATACCGAACTTTGTACAGACGATACAATTGTTATGGAATATGTAGAGTCTGAAAAACTTACAGAAGTCACTGATCCCAATGTCAATAAGAAGAAGATATGCGAGGCACTCATCAATTCGTATGTGGTTCAAACAATGGATAAGGGTTTCTTTCATGGAGATCCACATCCAGGTAATTTGGGATTTTCACCCAAAGGGAAATTGGTCTTTTATGACTTTGGACTCATCATAAATCTTTCTGAAGAACTCCGAAATGGGTTCAAACAAATATTCCGATGTATCATTGATAAAGATACAAAAGGTATTGTACAAGTTCTTGTAGATCTCAAAGTTATTGTTCCCACAACATCAGATCTTTCAGACATAGAACTCTTTTTTGAAACAGTTTTGAGTTACCTGGAGACTCTCGATGGTACAAATTTTGTAAATGATGATATAGCGTTACAACTTGCAGCTGAAAAACCTTTTGTTGTACCATCAAGTTTTATATATTTAGCAAAATCCTTCTCTCTCATAGAAGGAATATGTCTCAATTTGGATCCAGAGTTTAACTACTTCACATACTTGGAACCTATGATCAAACAACAGTTTGTGGAATCCATAGACATCCAAGATGCTCTTATGAAGACGGCTGAAATGCCGGCGAAAATACGAAATATTAGTACAGCTGTTTTGGGTTTGGAGAAATCCAAAGCAGCCATGAAGAGGTCCATGTCTAAAACAAGACAGGAAATACGCATGGTGCAGTATAGTATTGTGAGTGCTCTCATGGCACATCAGTTTGATGACACACCCTTGGCGTTTGGGTTTGTCTTATGTACGCTATGGTTTGCGTTTAGTTCTCGAAAAAATCGATAGAGACTTCTTCCTTTTTCTGGGAACCCTTGAAGAACTCTTGGTGTTCTCTGAAGATTTCCTTGACACGTCGCTGTTCATCGCGGCTAATATCCGATAACTTTTCACGGATCTTACCCACGTCGGTGTCATTTTGTTTCTTCATCTTTCTACCAAACTTCTTGAAACGCTTGGTATTCGCCGCAAAAGTAATAGAGGTTGTAAGTGAAAACATTTTTGTTTGTTACATTCTAAGGACATTTATTTTTTAAGTTCAATCGCTCCAACTTTTCCTCAAACTCGCGCCTTTCCCCTGGCGATTCTATCTCTTTTCCTGTGGCAAGAGCCTCAATCTCGGGTCCTGTGAGATGCATAGCATTTACACGGAAGTCCTTGAATGCTTCCATCGTAATTGGGACGAGGGGTTCAACCAAGTCATAAATAGCATTCGCGTAGTCCCGAATCTCCTTCTGAGCATGATGGTCCATACGAAGGTGGAGATAGTGCATTAAGTTGTGAAGGTTAATCTTCCAATAGAATTCGGTATAGGTACATTGTGGGAGGTTACCTCGCGCCTGTTCCCGACACACCCCCTCCTCAAGAAGGCTCTCATATAAATCAAAAGAATGTTCTAAATGTTCACTAATTTGGTTGGTCTTTTCTTCGTGGATTTCCACAACACCCTCTGAGCCCTGGTTATTTACTTGAGACTGACCTCGTAGAACTCCTGGGTTGTAGTACTGTTTCGGTACGACTGAGTATCTGGCGGAGAGCTCATTAACTGAGGCTGTTCGATGTCGAAAGTGCTGTCTCGCGATGTATAGCGGCATTTTGATATGAAATTTGAATTCCACCATTTCGAAAGGGGTCGTGTGCCAATGTCTAAGCAGGTATCTGAGGAGTCCCCGGTCTCCTCGGGAAGACTTTGTCCCGTCTCCATAGCTGACTCTTGCAGCTTGGACGATTGAGGTGTCCAAATCTTGTTGCGGCATGTGATCAACCAATCGTACAAATCCGTGGTCCAAGACATCTTTTTGCATGTTATTCTAATTCTTAGTTCCCCCCAAATCTTTAATCAAGTCATCAATATCACGATAGTACCTTTTGAGGTCCTTCATAAAACGCTTGTTGTTCTCAAGGACCTCACACTCAGGTTTGTTAAGATAAATCCAAGCCAGATTTGATTTTGAATACTTTGTTCTCTTTTGATTATCATTGGGTTTACGAGCCACCAACTTGGTAGTCTTTTTTTCTTTCTTTGTTGATTTCACCTCCACTCTATTCACAAAGCTAAGAGCTTGCATAACTGTGTCAGCCAAGTCATCCTTCTTTTTAGACTTGAGGAATGTATCCAACCAATGGGCATTTACCTGGTCTTGACGGATAAAGGCTTCACATCTTTCAATGGCAGTCTTCTTTCTTTTATTGTATTGAGCCTTCCCAGGTCCAGCGACATCTGGAATCTTATGACGCGCGTCATAGAGAATCGTCTCTGCATTTGGACATTTAATGATAAAGTATGCATGAAGAAAATGCATGACGGAGATCATCTTTTTATTACGATCTGGCTGCTTTTCTATGAGGATTGTATTTGCTGTAAGGACCCAAGGTCTTTCATCAAGATGCTTTCTCAAGGAGACATAGATACCATCTTTGTGTTCGGGTGGGACTCCGGAGACATCCCATTCTTCAACAAGGTTAGAGGTTTCATTGAGTAAGCACATGGCTAAGTTCCGAATACCGACATCGATACTCAGAATCATTAATTAAAGAAGTCTTTATGTCTTTAAATTAGAAACGGCGCGCGGCACCCAATCTCGCTGCACCAGCTTTACCAAGGTTGGCAGTGGCTGACTGTCCAGCTGGGGAGAGACCAATAAGGACCAAAACGAGAACGAGAAGGCAGCAGCAAATAACTGACGCGATGATACCATATTTCATTGGACCTGTGAATATGTCACCAAGGGCTTTAAAGAGATCGGAGAGACCCTTGCTCTCAGATTTTCCAGAAGCTGACGCGTCTGCGGCCAATTTACTCAACATTGTATTATCTGCGATCGCATCTGTGAGTGCTGTTGTAATTGTAGTAGCTGCGATCTGTGCAACGACATCTTGTTTAAAGTCAAGAGTAGAATCTTTACAATCGCGAAAGATAATCTCATTATTTTGAATATTTACCTGTTCAGCAATAGCTTCATTTAGAGTTTCTGTAACGATTGTATTTTCAACAATGTTTTCTATTTGCAACTTAAGGTCTTGTTCAACATTTTGATCACCAAAATCCATACTACCCAACTCTGTGACCCTCTCAAGTTGTGCTTGCATAGATGCCTGCATGTCGGCTGTAATTGCATTTTTAAGTTCCGTTACTACTTGCACACTCAGTTCAGACGAAGATATAGCATCTGCTTTTATAGTCTGAGTACCACTAATCTTACAACCCTCTATATCTCTGAACTTATAGCGCATATTTTGAACTGACGCTTGGGTAGCAGATGCACGCGCTTCTGTTTTAGTAATTTGTTCATAGACACTTTTGTTTAAAGCGGACATATTGTACTGTTGTTTAATGGTTTGTTTAGAATCACCACCCAGGAACATACCCGCAGCGGCACCTAAAAGAAACGCCATTTATATTCACCTGAGAAAAAAATGTCATTACATTATAAATGAAACTCAATCTCGGGAAGATTAAACTCAATCAGATTATTTTGATTGTTGCGATCTTAGTTGTTTTGGGTTGGAACATTAGAAGGTCCAGGCGCGTTGAAAAGTTGGAAGGTGAAAAGTCTGAAGCCATTCTTTACGTGGAAAATACCGAGAAACCAAATCCATTCATCGTCTATGGTATGGCGAAGAAGCAGACTGAAGATGAGGAGACACTTGAAAAGATATTGGAACTTGCGAACGATGGTAAGAAGACCCAACTCATTGAAGTTTTGAAAACTTTATAAATATAAATATAATATGAAAATCAAATCAATCCATTCTTAAAAATATTATCTTGTATATTTTTAAGGATGCCTTGTGACATCACCCTTTATTGGGACTCTGATTACCGTGGTAGAAGTCAAACATTTACTTCAAGTAAGGGAGATCTTAATGCTAATCCTGTTACAGTGGGAAGAGATGATGCATCTTCCTACAGGGTGAATGCAGATGAAAATTGTCTCATTACAGGATGGAAAGGTAGAGATCTATCTGGTGATGGTAGATTTCTTAGAGGAAATGAACCAAACCTAAATCGGCGTAGAAAGTGGAATGACAACAATTGGAATGACGCTATTGAAAGTATTGGAGTGGAAAGAATACCATCCGCGACCGGTAGTCAAATGGAATATCCCATAAAAATTGATCACTATACTCCACATGACTTTAGTGACCAGTACTGCGGTGGATGTAGATGGTGGCCAGAAGTAAAAGACCGAGACTTTAAAAATGCAAACAGAGATGATGTCATGGTAAAAGAGGGTGTTACATTTAGACCATGCCCCGGTGGTACAGGTTATTTTAATTCTGCTTCTGGTGTGAAATGTATATATAGCAAAACAGATGCAGCTGGTTTAAGAACTTTGTATTCCAATAAAAATGGCATACAAAATGATCCTCGTGCCACAATGCATGCCACACTCAAAGATACATTTTGTAAGGATTCCGAAAATATTACAAAAAATCCAGGTGGTGGAACTTGTTTGGAATTTGATAGCGCCAAAAGTATTGCTAAAGACTACTGTTCAAAAAATAACAGAATGGCTATAAGTGCGGTTTGTACAAGAGAGAATCTTGGTAATTTTTATGACGAATTGGCTACAAAATATTGTAAAACCACCAACGGACAAGCCGATAATTGGTGTTCATGTTACAATGTAATAAACAAAGTGTGTGATACAAATAACAATGCGGCGGGTTGTCTTGACAAGGCTATAAATTATGATCCTCTCGTTGAAGCAACACCCAATGATTTTAAAACTCAATGGGCTGGTCTTGAAGGATGTTATGGGGGTGTTTGCCAGGGAAATAAATACATTGTCCCAAATGCCAATCAGAATTGTAACAAAGACATCAAAATTTGTAAGCATGATTTTAGTGATATCCGAAATATTAGTAAATCTTCTATTGAACTGGTTTGTGACCTAGGTGATGGTGTGGGTGGACCTTCGGATGACGGTTCAAGGGAAATTACATTCCAAGAAGGTTCATTACAAGATATAGTGGATAAAGAAGTAAGAAAGAAATTACCATTTGGTATAGGTAATTTTATACCACTTTCTTTTGACGAATTAAAAAATGATACCAATAAAAAAGTGGGACTTGGTGGTACTTTTGCTTCAGTTTTTAGCAGTATATTGATCATCGTGATTATTATCACACTACTTTCAAGTACAGGTACTAAAAGACGCGTCTTCAGGAGATAAAATGTATGTAGATATTAGATATCACAATGGGATTTTTTGAGAATCTTGGATGTGCTACCATTGGTGTGGGATGTAAAGGTCGTGAGACAATTACAGTAGATCAATGTGAAGAAATTGACAAAAAATGGAAGGAAGAATTTGGTGAAGATTACCTTACAAACAGACAAGCACTTCCAGCAACTCAAGATGTCGTTACTTACATAGCGGGTACTCCATGTGAAACAGCTTTGGGATATGATACTTTCGTCCAAGCATTCTGTAAAGCCGATATAAATAATTTTGATAAACAGATTGGAAATGGTCAGACATGTGCCGATCGTTTAGGTACGGCTACGCGTTCCGAGTGGTGTTTGTTGGAAAAAGATCGTCTCAGAAGTGATAAAAAATGTTCAGAAGATGCATTGGCGGATAAATATCACTCGACTGCTTCTAAATGGTGTCAATATTATCCGGAAGAAGAATGGTGCAAATGTTACAACATAAAAAACAAAGTGTGTGATATAAATCCAAATGCTAACGGTTGTAAATATTACAAGGCATTAGAACAAAACCGTGTATATTTTGGAGAAGAACCTAAAATAGAAAATCCCGAAAAACCTGGTGAGATGATTGAGTGTTCTCCATCAAAACATGGACCATGTCCATATTCCGATGGATACAAAATTTTAAAAGAAAAGGGACATTGCAGACCAAGAGTATGTGACAGAGGTTACATCCCAGAAAATGCAGTTTCAGATTGCAAGCCGTCATATTCCATGTGTGGCAGGGAGATTAATATTCGGTCATCATCGGATGGTGACATCATACGTGCATGTAATACAGATTTCATTGGTAGTGGTGAAGATCCCGATTGGATGAGTGAAGAAGACGCGGATTCGGAATCCATCATTGGTAGAAGGTGTAGTATAGATCTCTTAGATTGGTACAATAAAGTAAATGGTTCTAAACAAAAGGATAAAAACCAAGGACCTGTAATAGATTTTAATAAGTTTCCGCTCAATAAACTTCAGATGACATGTCTCCCAAGTAAAATGAAATGGCAAGATTCGAATTTTAGACATCTAACACGTTATACAATTTCGTCATCATCTTCATTATGTTGTCTCCTATTGATATTATTAATGTCAAGCTTAAAGAGGAGATAGTTTTTTAGACTATGTCTTGGTGTTGGTGGTGTTGTCATCCATTTGAGGGTGCACCTTTAAGTGTTCCCCACCGTTACGACGATAGACGAAGTAAATTTTACACAGCTGGCAACTTTTGTTCATGGAGTTGTGTAAAATCATATGCAATAGATAAATGTGGCGACGTCAAGGGGAGTATAGTGTGTGGGAACATTGTACTTATGCGACGAAAGATGTACAACCAAATAGGTCATGTAAAACCCGCTCCAAATAGATTTAGACTCAAGGAGTTTGGTGGTGATCTAACTATAGAGGAATTTAGAAAAAACCTCACACGTGACGAGGGTCAGCCACAACCTGTGGATACATCCCCGGTTATTGATATCGTGATACCCATTGTTTCAAACACAAAAAAGATGGATGAAATAAAGAATGCGACGACATCGAACAGTTCTCTAAAACTCAAACGAACTAAACCTCTTAAGAGGAACCACAATAATTTAGAATCAGCACTCGGACTTATAATTACGCCTAAATCCTAACATTCTACTTTGTTTATTTGTGGGTATAGATGGTGGTACATACTCAGATTTCTCACTATGTATCCATTTGGTACCATCGTGGGCAGTCCAACGAATACCAATCTTTTCAATAGCCTTCCTACATATGACACACGGAAGTGAGTTGCCTAGACCATAACAGGTTCTACGTTCAACCACAAGCTCCCCGTATTTCCTATGTAACCATTCTGGAAATTGATGTGGTTTATTTCCCTTCTTCATACAGTCTCTATACAGTTTCTTGATGAGAATTCGCTCGGCGCAACATATACAATTACTTTGTGCCTTTACAGGCTTTTTTGACATATAACTTTCAACCATGTAATATCCCATATCAACAACAATTATTACAAGTTGGTCCGGGGAACACAAACGCACAGTGTTCACACTCGTTAAGGATGATGACGTCCTTCTTCTTCGGTACAAGACCCTTGGAAAATCTCTGAAGTTCTTTGACTGTATAGATTCCGTATTGAATCATAACCTCCAATGGAGGGAATTTCATTCTACGATGTTAACGTTTCAAATCCTTATCTTACTTTCCCTTCAAGCAACAGCTGAAGAGCTTAGCAACACTCTCCTTAGCCTTGAGCATACCTGCGAAACCATCGACCATCGCTGGAACCATAGACTTAAGGACGATTTCAAACTCCGAATCGTGTTCTGAGTCACCGTCAATCTCACCAATCAAGTGGTTGAGGACAGCAATAACCAACTTCTTCTTTTGTGGTCCCTCAAGTTTGTTAAACTTCGCAGAAGCCATCATCAACTTCGCAACAATTGGTGGGATGTCTTCCTTTTGGAGACCGTCACCCAAGTATTCTCGCTTGATGTCTTCAACCATCACAATGACACCTTTCGCATCAATTTTACCACCAAATTTTTCCAAGATCGCTTCCATTTTTATAATGTTAGTATAGATTAAAAATGGATGCAAACAATGTGGTTGCGGCAGTCGCATTTGGAATTGGTTTCATTCAGATGTACCAAGACTATATACGATCAGAAGAGATGGATGAGAAATCAAAAAATGCTGTCCTGTTGAGTCTTCTCGCAAGTTGTCTCTGGCTTATTTACCAATCAAGAAAATATGGTATGAACTTTACAGTTGCGTATACGACACTGGGTCTGGTTCTCCAGTTGTATCTCCTCAATAAGATATTAGTTAAAGAGAATGAGAAAATTCAAGACAAGAAACTATGATTTCAACAATAAGACAACCAACTCTTACACGTATGCGTCTTCGCCCACCGCGTCCACAGCGGAAATATGTTACTCATGCAAAGCAAAGGAATGCTCTTGACTTTGCAGAAGTTGTAAATGGACGTGCGTCAATGTATGGTGTTATATTCGGTGGTGCAAATTGGGCTCTCACAGGTCTTAATATTACACAACAAATACAACAAGTTCCATTTGATGCTCTCGCGGTATTGTCCTGTGGTCTTGTATTAATGAGTATGAAAAACGCTGATGAAAAACTTACACCTGCACAATTTGAAGACTGGGCAACACGTGACACTGGACGCGCCTTCATGTTAATCTTTGCACTGATGACTCTGTGCGGTTAAAGAATTGCCCCTTGATTATTATAGATAATGAAGCCAGTTCTTCGCTCAGTTGTTAAACCTGTCGCTGTTAAGAAACTTCCTGTCAAGGGAGCCCTTGATAGTCGTATGACTAAAACTGTTCGTTTTATTGAGACTGTGAACGGACGAGCAGCAATGCAAGGTGTTCTTTGGGGTTCTCTTGATTGGATGAGATCTGGTAAAAATATTCTTCAACAATGTGAAGATCCAATGTATGCTGTGGCTGCAACGGGTGTTGTTACAACATTAGCTGTAGCATCACTTATCACAGTTAAGGATTTTGGTGAAGAGGAGTATTGGTCATTCACTCCTGAAGCTGAACTCAAAAATGGAAGATTAGCCATGCTTGGATTCACAACCCTATTAGGATTGAGTGCCATGTAATTTACAAAATCAATCATTCTTAATTTTTCGTCTACTGTAAATGTTCCTGCCCTACGTATCATGTAGGACAAGAGCATCATGAGAATATAAATATTATATACAATTGGCTTCATCCTCTACATCATCAAACTATTAGTTTTTTGGAAACCTAACGAGCGAATTCCACCTTTTGGTCGCATCATAAATATAGAAGTAAGAAGTGTGATACTAAAGAAAGCGGTACTTATCCCCGAGTACGTCTTTTCAGATTGTTTGGCATTCTCACACTTTACAGTCCAGTTAAGAGCGGCGGCGCTACCAACGAGACCCATTATGGAGTAAATAAAAGTGAAAGCGGCAAGTTCATTCTTAACAATTTTCATTACAAAAAGAGTAAATGGAATTGTGAGACCAATTGTGAGTGTAGCAGCGAGGTACTTGTTAAGATTTTCTTGAACAGTTTTACCTTTCATAGCTTCGCACTTAGAATAGATACTCATGCCAATAGCGGAAGTCACCATATAGAAGAATCCAAGGAAGAGTATCACAGCAACTGTACCCCACTTTATTTCAATCTCAAGTTTACCAGATGCGATATCTTTTGCACGATTATACATTGTTGAAGCAGCCTGAGTTGTAATGATATCAGACATTTATTATACTTATAGAAATTATTCCAGTATGTAGTAAATGAAATTACCTGAAGTAATTTTTGTTAAACATTGTCCAAATCTTGCACCTGAGAGAAAGGTCTTCCTCGAAGAACATCTCAAGGAAAGAGTACCTATTAACAATGTACGATGGTTTGAAGACTATAACCACGATCACCCATTCGTTGAATGGCTCAACGCCAAGTATAATCTTCCATATGGACCTAAACTCACAAGTAACTTTGTAAAGACTCTCATGATGATGAAACAAATGGTAGATGAAAATATTGAAAGTGCTCTTCACATTGATGACGATGTAACTTTTCACAAAGATTGGGTAAAGTATTTTGAAAGTATTCCAGATGAAACTAAAGATATTGGATTTCTTAATTTGGGAACTTCACCATTTTTCAATTTAAAACCAAAGATGGGTGAATTGTATCAACTTCCAAATAATGGTGGATGTGAATGTACTTGGTGGACATTGGATTGTGTAAAAAATTTTTTACAAAATCTAAATCTTGAAGAAGCGTCTGACATTATTATATATGGTTACATGATGTCAATAAAAAAGCCAATGCTTAATATGCCTCTGTGTCATCAAACATCCGATCTCATGAGAATTAGTACACTTGACCACGAAACCAGGAAATCTTCAAATTGGGTAGCATACGTTCAGAATTATAAAAACCTTCCAAAACTTGATTTCAATAAACTCTGTGAGGAATTCAAAGAGTTTGAAGAAAAGCGAAGACAAGTTGAAGATAAATTTGAACAAATTTATGGAAAGCGGGTTGATATTAAAAATGTCAAGTATATTCTTAATAACGACCCTGATCATCGGTTAAATATTTTGGACTTTGAACTCTTAGTTGAAGACAAAGTGAATGTTTGATCTTCCATAAGCACCCGCACTATACCCAAATGTTGAGAGATCTGTAAGATCTTGATTACCCGCGGTTATATAGAGTTGTTTACACTTAGCTAATAAGAACCAATCAAGATAACATGCATATCGCTGTTCTCTTGTAACATCATAGTTCTTGAGTGTGTCACATTTGTATGTAAGAACAATGTCATGCTCAAGAGTTACAATTTTATCTGGAAATTTAGTTTTGAACATTTCCTTAATTTCCCGACTATCACTCGCAAGAAAAAACTTGGCGTCAGTTGTATCAACAATTTCAATAAACTTTTGTATAGCTGTATCTTTGGCAAAATAGGCTTTTTTAATTTCACCACTTTCATCTACACCATGACATCCAATATTTTCAGAGTCTTTTGAACAAGCACCACGTCTAATGTGTATACCATATTCTAACCCGTGATCATACTTGTGTATAAGTTCTTCAAGTTCGGTACTTGGTTTTATGATTTGTCTTAAATTTGAATGAACGTGGTGAAAATATGTAGGATTTATAACAACTCTGTGTTCAAACTTGTCTTCATTAAGATCATCTGTGATGCTAAATCCATTAAATTCAACCCCACGGTCTACATCAAGTAAACTATTATGTGCACGAGGTGTTGGAGATCTAAATACAAGATCAGATAAACATAGAGCGACATTACCCCATCCCATTGATTCTGGAAGATAAAAGGTTGTCATTATATGGTTATGGTTGACGTATTCTTTAATATTTTAGGAAATTTACAAGATCTTCACGTGTCTTTTTCTGTGTCCACCCAAGTTCTTTGAGTTTCTTGGCACATATGTGATATCTTTGATCATTAAATGGTCGGTCTTCTACATAGTCAATCCATGCATCATAGTCCTCGGTATCTTTTATTGTTTTTATAATGAGTTGTGTTACATCCATTACACTCATTTCATCATCAGATGCAATATTATATACTTCCCCCGCCTTTCCCTTTTTCCATACTGTTTCAACTGCGTCAATGACATCATCTACATGCATAAATGCCCGACGAACCTTTCCACTATTTACACCATGAATTGTACACTTTTCATCATTCTTCAAAAGACGTACAAACTTTGGAATGAGTTTTTCGGGGTATTGATTTGGACCGTAGACGTTATTACATCTCAAAATTTTAATATTCATATTGAATGATTCAATATATGACATTACGATCATTTCAGCCGCAGCTTTTGAAGCTGAATATGGATTAGTTGGTCGCAAAACACCTGTAGCTTCTGTAAAGGGTTCATCTGTTTTAGATTCACCATACACCTCATCTGTACTAAAATGTATAAATTCAACATTTGGTATATGACGGCGACACATTTCAACAAGTGTATGTGTTCCATATGTATTATCTAACGTAAATCCAAGTGGGCTTACAAATGAATTATCGACATGACTTTGTGCGGCAAAGTGAAATACATAGTCAAACTTATGTTCTTTAATAAGATTTTCAAGAAATCCAGCACTACATAAATTACGATGCACAAAAGTAGCTACACCTGGTTTGACATTATGTATATTTGAACAATAATCAAGTTTATCTATATTGATAAAATTTATATCTGGGTAGCGCTCCTTTATTATGTTTAAAAAGTTAGACCCAATAAATCCACACCCACCAGTTACAAGCGCATTAGGCATTTGTAGTAAAGTTCATAATTGTTTTAAGTATTTTAATGAAAATATTTACCACGTTTACGTCCAGCAAAAGTTTTTAATAAGTCACATACACGATCAACATCTTCTAATGTGAGTCCATGATGTGCACCAAGAAGAAACCCATTTTTCATGATGCGATCTGCATTTTCAAAGTCACCCAAATATTCACGAAATGCTGGATGTCTTGTAATGTTACCTGCAAATGTCACACGTGTCTGAACTTCATGTTCTTCCAAGTATTTAATAAGTTCAAGACGATCTGGACATTGTAAGGGAATAGCAAGCCAATTAGGTTTTACCGAATCATCGGGAAGTGTATAATATGGACAATCCTTAAGATTATTTAGGTATCGTTCAATCATTTGACGCCGTGTGGCGAGGAAACCATCCAACTTATCAAGTTGAACAAGACCAAAGGCGGCATTCATCTCACATGCCTTGAGATGATATCCCGCAACACCATAGAGAAACTTCCAGTCATATGGAATACCATCAACTGAATGATTGAAGCGTTCCCCGGGTTCTTCAATGTTGTCACCGATGCGTCCCCAGTCACGATACATAAGTGCACGCTTGACATATGTATCATCATTAAACATGACCATACCACCAACACCACCCGCAGTAATTACATGACTTGCGTAAAAACTGGTGGTACTGATATCGGTACATTCATTTTTTGTGATAGTATCCGCAGAGTCTTCAAAGAGAACAACCCCTGGAAATGCTTCGCGAATAGCTTTCCAATCTGGCACATTTCCAATGAGGTTTGGTAAAATGATACACTTTGTTTCTGGAGTTACCACAGCTCTCAATTGCTCAACACTTGGAACGTATGTATTGAGACCCACATCACAAAATACTGGTTTGAGACCAAGTTGAACAAGGGGTGCTACCGTTGTAGAAAAACCACATGCAGGTGTGACAACTTCAGCACCCTTTGGTAGGTCAAGAGCACAAAGTCCCAAAAGAATCGCACTACTCCCAGAGTTTACAAAAAGTCCGTGTCCCTTTCCAAATAGGGTAGCAACTCTTTTCTCAAAATCCAAAGTGCGGTCACCAAAACCAGCAAGCCAGCCATCGCGTAAGCAATCTTCAACGGCTTTAATTTCTTCCTCCCCATACGATTCAAATTTGTTGGGCGCATACCAAACTTTCTTAGGCATTTGGTTAAAGAGTACTTTAGTCTTTAAATCAGATGAAAGTTTGTGTTCTTGGTGCAGGTGGATTTGTTGGTAAGAATCTATTAAGAGGTACAAATTGGGTTGGTGTTACACACAATGAGTTAGATCTTACAAATCAAAAAGCTGTTGAAGACTATTTCAAAACACACGACTATGATGTTGTGATTCACTGCGCAGTTATAGGTGGAAGTCGTCTTAAACCCGATGACGGTGATGTTATTTATAAAAATATTCTCATGTTTGAAAACGTTGTCAGAGTATTCAAAGGAAAGGTGTTGTACTTTTCAAGTGGTGCAGCACTTCGTGGAAATCCACCAATTGATCCATATGGTCTCTCAAAGTGGATCATAGATAGACGAATTGAGACAATTACAGACGCTCATTCATTGCGTATATGGGGATGTTATGGTCCAGATGAACTTTCAACGAGATTTAGTGCGGTGTGTAAAGAAAAGGGGCACGTTGTCATAGACAAAGATAGATATTTTGATTTTATTGATATAGAAGACGTTAAAAAAATTGTACAGGAATATGTCACTGGTAGTATAGATAAAAAAGAGTACAATCTTGTGTATCCAGAAAAATTACTTCTTTCCCAATGGGCGGAGCGTTTTGGTGCGACTTGGGAAATCAAGGATAAGACGGAGCTTGGTGAAGGATATCACGCATAAATTATTTTAGAAGTTATACCATTGTCAATCTTTATAGATTGACCTGTTATGGATGTATTTTCAAAACATAATAAATAACACATTCTACATATGTCATCTACATTCACAAAGTATGGTGTCATTTTTTCCAATTCATCCTTTGATAATGTATTACGAGTCATTTCATTATCAATTGGTCCAGGTAGAATAGAATTAATAAGTATGCCTTGTTCATACAAAGTTATACTTGAAGCTTTTACTATCCCACTTATAGCACTTTTTGACACACTGTATGATAACTTATTGACACGACCTTTTTCTTCTAAAATTGAACTTATAATACACAGTCTTGCTCCAGATCTAATTTTATTATTTGATAGTAAATAATCTAATGATTTTACTATACTATTTGCGTTTACATTCATTGATGTGTCATATGTCTCATAATTTAATGAACCGATTGAATCATTTTGGTTAAATCCGGAACACCATACCACAGCTTCTATGTCATTATAAGAGTTTAAACCTGATAGATTATTTGGGTCTGCCATGTCATATTCTTTTCTTGTAACTTCCGTTACCGTTTTACCTTTATTTTTAAAGTGATTGGATACAGAAGTACCCACAAATCCACTTGATCCAAAGATCAAAATCATAAGTTATCAATATAGAAATAAACTCTTTTAACCATATTTAAATCGGCGATAGTTCCTACCATGTGAGAGAATCCATGTTCAACTTTGATAAGATTTAGGATATCACCTTTCATCTTCTTATCATTTTGTAGAATTGTAAAAAATAATTCTTCATCATACTTGATATGCTTTGAATATCTTTTCATTTTTTCGGAAAATATTGAATATCTTGAAATGTCTTGTCCAAAGTAACAATCAACTACATACATACCAAGTAAAACTGCTATTCCATGTGGTATTTTAAAATCCGATAGTGTTTCAAATACATGCCCAAATGTATGACCATAGTTTAGTATTGGTCTAATTGTATTCTCATATTCATCTTCTTCGATTATACTCTTTTTTATATTTAAACATGTTTTTATAGAATCATCCAAATTTCTAATATCCCACGGAATATTAGCAATTGAAAATAGTTTTAGTATTTCTCCCACACCCGAATCTAAATCACTTTTAGATAATGTTTGTAAATATGTGGTATCTATAGTAACTTCATTTGGTGGATACATAGTACCAATTTGATTTTTTGTTTTTTTAAAGTTTACATTTACTTTAGATCCAATACAACTATCACACATTGATAAAAGTGTTGTGGGTGTATAATTCCATATTAAACCCCTTTTATACATTGAAGCCGCCATACCAGATACATCTTGTGTTATACCACCACCATATACATGCATGGTGTCACTCTTTTTCACATTGTAATTGGATAACTGGTCAATAATCTGCAAAACACTATCCATATTTTTGTTATCTTCAATTGCGTCTACCATGATAACTTTATTAAAATGTGATGCCACATCATACATCTTGGCAACGTTTTTGTCTATTACCAAAACATCATTCGTTTGTATTTTTGGAATACCTTTTCCAAAGTTTACAGTATAATTTTTAGATCTTGATTTTATATGAATGAGGTTGGTATGTGTTGTGTCATATTTTAAAATTTTACCACCAACTGTAAAAGACATTATAATTATGTATCGGTAAATCTTTATACATTTGAATTAAGTATAAAGAGAATGGGCGTGATGAAATAAATGCAATTCAAATTGCTAAACAATCTATCTTTATTGAAGAAGTGTGGTGCGGTAGGTGTAAAAACTTCATTTGAAGATGAGGGTGCACACCCTATGAATGTGTATAAATTACGCACATTTACCAATAAGGTTGGTTTAGATCTAAATTTAAAAATTGGTGGTGCAGAAGCAAAGACCGATTTTAATATGGGTATTGATATTGGAGTTGATGGTATAGTTGCACCAATGATAGAAAGCGAATTTGCACTTTCAAAATTTACGTCATTTTCTAAAAACATAGATATCACACGGGGTATAAACATTGAATCTAAACAAGGTGTTGATAATGTAGACTCTATGTTAAATTCCACACATATTAATCCAATAGATTATGTGTGTATAGGTAGAGTAGATCTGGCTTCGTCGTACAATAAGTCAAGAGATTTCATAGAAAGTGCAGAGTTCAGAAATGTTGTGACAGATACACTCATCAAAATAAAAGACAAAAATAAGAAGACATGTATGGGTGGTTCGGTGGATCTTCAAAGTTATGATTTCATTCGGTATCTCTATAAAAATAATTTAATTGATAAAGTCGAAACGAGATATATAATTTTCAAAGTAAATGACAATTTCTTGAATAACTTTGACGAATGTATAATCCAAGCACATAAATTTGATTACGAATATATGAATATGCTATTTAGTATAGGAACTATGAATACTAAAGAATATTCAGATAGACGTGATTTTATTAAAAATCGCATTGATAAGTATTAAACTCGTTTTATAAACATATTTTCTTCAAGTGTTTCATCATTTAAAAATGGAGTCATTTCTTCGTATGGCATATTTTTAAATGTACCATCTGGCATGGGCTTATTGGACACACGCGGTGTTCTCGTCTGTTCATTACAGACAATTTCAACTATGATTGGTCCATCATCATGTTTTATGTAACTCACATCTTCATCATTTTCAACTTTGTAGTAAGGTATATCATACGCTTTAGCAACCTTCTCAATGTTACAAAATGTAATGTCACTTTTGGCACTGGTTCCAAACTCCCGTTTGAACACTGTATTTTGAGTAATTTTGATAGCTCCATATCCACTATTATTAAAAACCATAACGGTAACTGGCAAGTTATGATGTTTCAATGTTTGCAATTCTTGGATATTAAATTGAAATGAACCATCACCTAATATAGAATATACACGTTTCTTATGTATAGATGCACCCATAGCAACCGGCATCTCGTATCCCATATCCCCATGACTACTTGTAATGAACCGATCACCTTGTTTGTATTTATACATGTGCCATGTTACACAATAAATTGAACCGGATGATGCCGTAACTATAGAATTTTCATTCTTTTCGTTAAAAAAAGTATTAAGATGTCTGTATGGACATACAAGAGGACCTATTTTTTCAGGTAACTCACACGACCACTCACTTCTCCACTTCAACGTTCGCTCCAACCATAGTGGATCTATATCATTCTTTGGTAACTTTAATTCAAAGAATGTCTTAAGATCCATGTGAAGTTTAACATCAATTTTCTTTTCATTGAGGAATTCACTCTTATCTATATCCACATAAACAATTTTAGCCTCTCTTGCAAATAATTCTCGTTTATATCCAGTAATACTCTTTGATAGTCTACATCCAAGACATATTATAAGATCTGCATTTTGAATTGCAAAATTACCAGATCTGTTTCCAAGAATACCAACTTTACCAATATAGTCATCTCCCAAGTCACTACCAAAATAACTTACAACATATGGAACTGTATGTTGTTTTACAAATTCTTTAAACTTTTCGCGTGTTTTTGAGAGATGAATACCATTACCCGCGAGAACAATTGGTCTTTTTGATTGTGACCAAATTTCCAAGAACTCATTTGGAAATGTATCACATGTACTCTCAAAAGATACATGTGTTGGAATTAACTCCGGTACTTGCATAGATTGTACATCAACTGGTATAGATAACCACACAGGTCCAAGACGCCCAGATGTCAAGTTATCATAACATTCTTGAAGAACTCTATGTGTATCTTTGGGATCTGTAAGTTCTACGGCATATTTTGTGATACCTTTGACACATTCAACAATATCACAATCTGATCCAAAGTAACCGCGCATCTTACCACCATGTGTCCGAATATTATCATCGCGATGTACTTGACCACTAATAAAAAATACGGGGACGCTATCTTGATATGCAATGAGACATGGTGTAATTGCATTTGTCGCGCCACACCCAGACGTTACACAGCAAACACTTGGATTGTGTTCATAAGCCGACCATCCAAGTGCTGCATAACCTGCAGGTTGTTCACCATGTGTATATATGACATCAAATTTCTCACCAAACGAATCATTCATATGCATTGAATATCCACCCGTAACAGAAAAGCATTTTTGAATTCCGCGTTCTATGAGAAAGTTTGTGATATAGTCAGAGACTTTCATTATATTTCATATACTAATAAGCTTTAAATTAAATTACAAAGAATCGTAATATTCTCCTTGTTTATCTTGACGTTCCACAGTTTTGATATGAAGTAGGGAGACAAGAGGCTTGGCGTCTACCCGAGCGACATTTTGAGAACCGGTCAATCTTTCATGAAGATCATTTTCCCATTTGATTTCACCATTATTCTTGTAGTAACGTCCTTGATAATCCGGGAAGTTAATCCAACCCATTTCGTTGAGTTGAAACCTGTGTTGGTCAAGCCACTCGGCAGTGTAACCTGGACAGACATTGATTCTGGGAATATACATGATATCACCATCAAATGATTTGATGTTGACTATAAGTGCTTCTTGTGGCATCTCATCCGCGTCAATAACAAAAATGTAGTCACCCGAACACTTTGATGCGTGATAATTGCGATGATCGGAGAACTTACCATCAAACTCCCTCTCATTTACAACAATCTTATCACCATATGACTCCAAAACACTTCGGACTTCCGTGGTACCATTCTTTGAATCGAGAAGAATATTGATTTCATCCTCCTCATCCTTTACTTTGAGAAGGAAGTTCACAAGAGACTCAAGTTCACGGTGTTCGTTACATACGCAAATGGCATATGAAATCTTAACCATTTTATAAGTTAAAGTGGTCATTCTTTTAAATAGTATAATGAACTACATTTCATATTCTCTGTGGGGTGATAATAAAGTTTATACTTATGGTGTCATTGAAAATGTTTTGGATGCCAAAAAGTACTACGAAGGATGGATTGTTCGTGTACACTACAATGATACAGTTCCTTCAAATATTATAGATTGGCTAAAGACACAAGATAATGTTGAAGTTGTTCATCACCCAGGTACAATAAAGAAGGCTTCAAATACATTTTGGCGCTTTGAAGATTTGTTCATCAAAGATGCTATTGTTATTTCAAGGGATGCCGATTCCAGATTTACAGAAAGAGAAGTCAAATTGGTCAATGAATGGTTAAGTTCCACAAAAGATTTTCATATTATTCGCGATCACATGCATCACATGGTTCCAATTTTAGCCGGTACATTTGGTTGTAGAAATAACTGTCTTGAATATGTTGGTATTCCAACTGGTACTATAAATATAAACGAAGCACCACTTCAGTTTGTACCGGGTTTAGCACTCATGAATGCTTTTTTGAGAGATTTACTTGAGCACAGAAATGAATATATCGTAGATCAAATATTTTTAGCTCAATACATATACAAATATGTTATAAACAAAACCATGGTGCATTGTAGTCATAATGCATATGAACCATTTGCGAAAAGAATCAGCCCAGTTGAGACTGGTTTTGTCGGTGAAGTTGTAACAGAATGTCCAAGAGCTGCTGAAATTATGGGTGACTCTGAGACAAAGTTTGAACGTATTGGAGCCTATTAAAAATAAAATGATAACCAAAGATAAGCATGGAGAATCACGCGGAAATTAAGGACAAGTGCGATGGTCTCGAAACTCGGTTGGACGAAATTGCCTCCGATATTCGGAACCTTCCATTTGATTATAAATTAGTTGATATCTATAGTACCATCGACGGAGAAATGTATGATATTTACGAGTGGTATGATTCAGCAAAGGATATGATTCAGAGATACCTCAAAGAAAAGAGCGCTATTGAAAAGCGGATTCAGGAATTGGATATAAAAACAAAAACACTTAACCACGAAGTTCAGAATCTTAAATTACAAGAGTTTTCTCGTGCCCGACACGGAGGCTCGTATTCACAATTACATTGTAACCCGCATCTTTGAGATTTTTACAGAATGCAACATCTTCTGAGCACATATCTCTTAATAACTTACCATCTTCAGTTTCTATCTCAATAAGTGGATAACTAAAGTATGGATATTTTATATTTTCAATTACACCCTTGCGACACGCGAAGAATCCCATTCCATTATAAGCAACTTTCATATACTTTTCAGTAGTATCCAATGCATCTACTTTGAGGAATTCAAATGACCCAGTTTTTTTAAAATATTCCAAATTCCATTCTTTAACGGCGGCGTAATGTTGAAGATCTATCATTCGGTACAATCCGGAAACAACTGGATACTTTTCAGTATCTTCAATTAATTCAATAACCTGTTCCGAATTAAAGACAATATCAGAATCAATGGTGAGCCATACATCATAATCAATTTTACCATTAAATGGGACTTGTGTGGCACCTCTGAGAACATCCAGACCTAATGTTTTCATTCGTGAAAAGGGGACAAAACTTGAATAATCATTCATCATTATAACTTTGTACCCTCTTTGTGTAAGTTCAATTAGAGTTTGTGACCAATTTTTAAGAAAAATACCGGAATACTCTCGTCCAGGAAGAGCAATGATAACCGTTTTCATCTTTTTATAATTATACATTTAACACTTTAAGCACCTCATTAACAGCCGGGTGTCTTACAATATCATTTTCATTCATTTCAACATGTTCAATATATTTGAGATCCATACCGTAGAGTTTATGTGTAAGAAATGTAAGACCGTTTTCTTCACCAAGATCCGATTGTTCTAAATCACCGGTGACAATCAATTTTGTATTTTCACCGAGACGTGTGAGAAGCATCTTCATTTGATTTGGTGTACTATTTTGCATTTCGTCAGCTATGATGACGGTGTTATTAAATGTACGACCTCGCATATAGCCGAGAGGTTCAATGGAAATACATCGATCCATTTGATTGTGGGAGAGGTATTTTTCAAAAATATCAAACATTGGTTTCGTCCAGGGTTCCATCTTTTTATCCATGTCACCTGGTAGGTATCCCATATCTTCATCAGCTGCAACAATTGGACGAGTCAATATGACTTTACCTCTAAATGTCCCATATATATGCTCCATACCAATTTGACATGCAAGCATTGTTTTACCCGTACCAGCTGGACCAGTTCCAACTATAATTGGTTTAGATGACCTAAGTGCCAACATATACTTGCATTGTCCAGCTGTTTTCGGGAAATCCATCTTATACATTAATTAAAGTTTTTTTCCTTAATTATTTTAACATGACTTCATATCATTTCATACAAATGAAACCCACAAAAACTTATCTAAGTATTGTTGATCCACAAAAAAAGGCACGTTTTGTATGTTTCAGCGATGTGAAAACTGCGGATACATTTATCAATTACGTAACAAATTTTCGCTCCAAGCATGGTCATTGGCCAAATATGGATATGTCTAATCGCGTTACGAGTATAAGAAGTGGTGCAGGTATCAAGCAAAGAACACCAGATGAATTGAGAAAGTACTTATCTCTCGAAACTTTTGATTATGAAAATATCGAAGAAATGGCAAAGCGAACTAATGTTTCTTTCATTTGCGTCACCAATTTTGCATACATTCCCGATGGCAATGAAACACAACTCGTAAGTTTCTCTGGTCAGGAATGGGATGGTGAAGCCGATGAAGTGATGTATAGGGATCTTTTGGAGTTTAATTTGAAAGTTAAGTAAATTAATAATTTGCAATTTCCTGTATCATGTAACCTTCCGTTGTGGAAGGTTCCGCTGAAGGTTCCGCCGAAGGTTCCACTGAAGGTTCCGCTGAAGGTTCCGCTGAAGGTCCAACTGAAGGTCCAATGGTTGGCACCTGGCTAAAATAATAGTAAGCTCCGCCCATCAAGACAACGACTAAAAGTAGTATAAGAATGAATGTAATCATTATACTTTGTACCAAGAAAAAAGGTCATACTTAAAAGTAAAGTAAGTTGTAATTTAAATCCAATATGTGTGGTATCATTACCCTTTTTGGTGAGGAACGAGATGTTCCAATAGGTCTTTTATCTCACAGAGGTCCAGATGATTATCGCACCGAGAAGATGGGAAAATGTCGCATGGATTTTTATCGCCTCGCTATCAATGATTTGACCGACGCTGGTATGCAACCATTTGTTAGACCTAATCACATGTTTGTGTGTAATGGTGAAATATACAATCACAGATCTTTTCGAACCGGGGATGAGAAAAGTAAAAGTGATTGTGAAGTTGTCATGAATCTCATATATACCCTCGGAATTGAGAATACAGTTAAATCCATTAATGGTGATTTTGCTATGGTTTATACAGATGGTAATCGTATATTAGCTGCGAGGGATCCAGTTGGTGTGAGACCCATGTTCTACACCCGATATGCAAAAGATTCAATTGCATTTGCAAGCGAAGCGAAAGCTCTTGTGTTTTTAGGGACTCACATTGAAATTTTCCCACCCGGTCACTTTTATGATTCCTATGTAAATAGTTTTGTGTGTTATCATACAGGTTATTGGAATGTTCATAAGTTTAGTGCTTCTAAAAACCATGAAAAGATCCGTCATGCACTTGAAGATGCTGTTCATACCAGACTTGATAACAGTGAACGTGGTATAGGGTTTCTTCTTTCTGGTGGACTTGATAGTAGTCTCATCGCAGCAATAGCTGCCAATAAGCTTGGTAAAATTCGAACATTCTCCATTGGACTCGAAGGAAGTCCAGACTTGGTAGCTGCTCGTAAGGTAGCAGATTTCCTTGTCACCGATCATACAGAAGTGACATTCACAGTTCAAGAAGGACTCCAGAGTATCCGTGAGGTTATTCAAAGTCTGGAATCATATGATACAACAACTGTGAGAGCCTCCACACCTATGTGGCTTCTATGTAAGTACATCAAAGAACATACAGATTGTCGGTATATATTCTCTGGTGAGGGGAGTGATGAGATTTTGGGTGGATATCTCTACTTCCATAACGCACCAAATGTTGACGAATTCGCTTGTGAAAATATGAGACGCCTTCACCTTATCCATCAATTTGATGGTTTGAGAGCGGATCGTTGTGCGGGTGCGCATGGACTTGACCTCATTGTTCCATTTTTAGACAAAAATTTTATTCAATGTTGTATGGAAATGAATCAAACATTGAAGATGACAAAACTTGAGAAACAAATTCTCCGAGAAGCATTCACTGGGTATCTTCCAGATGAAGTACTTTGGCGACAAAAAGACGGAATGAGTGACGCAGTTGGAACGGGGTGGGTCGGTGCGATCAAAGAGCATGTTGAACGTGCAATGAGTGATAAAATGTTTGAAATCACACAGATTATGTGTAAACATAATACACCTCTGACAAAAGAAGAAGCCTATTACCGTGAACTTTTTTGGACACATTATGGATCTCACAATGATCATCTCATCTCTGAAATTTGGAGACCAAAGTGGACAACTATAACTGATCCAAGTGCGCGTCTACTTATAGAAAAGAATCCAAAGTAATATAAAATGGCTGAGTTTGTTCAAAACTTTGATTGTAAAAATGAAGAACATGTTATGTGGCTCAAGGAAGTTGGTCAGGGCATGGCGAAAGTAACCAATGGTGAAAAGTTTGATATCACAAAAGTTGTGAATAGAAATCCACTCACGGGTAAACCTAAAATGAACAACCCAATGGATTGGGCATATATCCACTTCCAATTGGCTATGAAGTATGCGAATGCCGTACTAAACGGTGATGCATTTATTCCCATCAACAAAACTGAGGTACTCTTCGAGGGTGAAGTCACGAGGATCTGAGTTTTCGTCCATTCGCACGAGAAGAATTGATCCATTGATTTCTTCGGTATTAAATGGGCTTGGAAGTATGTTATTATTGATTTTAGTTCCATATTGTGGCTTCATAATAACTACATCAATCTCTGGCCATTGCCCAATGAAAGTCGGTGTTCCTGAGAGTAGAAGAAATATTTCATTTTTTCGAGGATCTATGTCTAAGTCTATCTGTCTTATGTCACCAAGCTGCTCTTTTATGAGTATAGCTGCGGTCATCTTAAAATTACATGACAAAAAAATATTTGTACATTATAAATGAATAACACTCAGAAGGGTGCTTGGATTGCCACCGCTATTGTAGTTGCTCTCATCATAATGTTTATGAGTATACAGTTTGCGGAAAAGTATCGCCCAGCGAGTTCCGATTATCGATATGGTTTTGTTGACACAAATCCAGTACGCCGAACTGGTCAATTCTTTGACACATGTTCACCAGAAAATATGGAAGATTGTTCTCGTAATAATCCCTACGAAGGTCTTCCACTACCCTAAGTCAATTAAAAACAAGTAAAATATATACATCAAGAATGGAGAACTCTACACGACAATTTGTTCTCAACCGCCTTTCAACCCTCCTCGAGATTCCAGAATCTGATACCATATGTATCAATCTCGAGAAGAGTATTTTAAACTATGCAACTGACAGATCCATTTTCGTCGGCGAAGAAGCTGCATGGGATAATCACAAGTATACAAATATATATAAACATAAGTTTCTCCAAATTCAACACAATCTTAAAAACTCACCTGTATTGAAAGGTTGGATCATACAAAAGAAAATTAAGGCACGAGATGTCATTGATATGAGACCAGAAGATCTTTGGCCAGATGGACCTTATGATACAATAAGACAGGATAGAATTCACAAAGAAATGAGAAAATCGTATCTCGCACAAGAAGTTAAGAATCAAGAAGGATTCTTCACATGTGGTCGATGTAAATCAAAGAAAACAACGTATTATCAACTTCAGACAAGATCAGCTGATGAACCTATGACAACATTTGTAAGTTGTCTTAATTGCGATAGAAATTGGAAGTGTTAATGTAGTATTTAGAGTCTGTCCAATCGGTTGGCATGTCTCCAACTGATAACACAAAATTATAGCCCAGTTGTTTTTTCATATTAGTTTTTGTTTCTGCACTTGTAAATCCTAAATAATCATAAATAATTCCATAATTCGCAAGTTGTTTTTGTGTCATTTTTACTGCAAAATCAAAACCGGGTCTCGCTGTTATGATTACTATTTTATAACCCAATGCCTTCATTTTATGTAATAATTTAATTATAGGTATATTCGGTTTACCATTTATCCATATGAGGGTATCATCAATATCAAACATCGCCGCGTCGTTTGGACCCGCTGGACCAATCATTAATATTATTAAAGATTTAAATACTCCATTATAAAGACATGATCGTTGATGTTCATTGTGAAGATGATACTATTCAGATTGCACAAATAAAATATGAAGAAGAAGATGTTTATGTTGTATCCTTTCTGGAAAAAACTGGAAACTTTTATAATTTCTCACCCGAATTTGAGCGTGTACCCAAAGAGTCTATTGCTGGATTTTATGATGTTGAAAATCTTGAAGATACTGACCTGTATATGAAAGTTCGGGGTGGATATGAACTTATAGATGATAGTGAAGATGAGGATTTTGTATATTCAGAATCTGACGAATCTGAGAGTGAATCCGTCGTTGACGACGATGATGAAGATGATGAGGCTTAAATAATATAATCATTTAATTTGTATGGAATGTCCGGTGTGTTACACATCGAAGGCAAAATATAAACTCGTTTGTGGTCATTCCTTTTGTTATCAATGTATTACCCATTGGTGCCAAGAGTGTCATAGTCACACATGTCCCATGTGCCGTAAAGATATACACTTTGAGCACGATGGTGACACCCGAGAAATTCACGTACAGTGTACATCAAGTTCAAAAATAGATGATTATCTTAAATTTCAAGAACTTTTAGACAAGTATACGGATTTTGAAATAAAAGATATTCAATATCTAAAACGACAAAAATGGGTTCATTGGGTTATGGAATATAGAGCTAAAGAACAATTATATACAAAGTATATATTTCATGGACTACAAGGAGCCACAGAAACGAGTCACCAAAAACGACAAGAAAGCGCAACGGGGGATGTACTCTCAAAAGCATATAAGGATTAAAACCGAACTATTAGAAAAGAAAAATCAAAATGGCTCCGTATTGTCCACCAACCTCTCATTACTCCCAAATGGATGTAAGTGAGTATGATGAAGATCACATCTTCTCCTTCATTGGTAAAACTGGTAAAAGGTTTTACTGGTTGACACGCCTTCTTGATCTTGAATATCTTTGGTACGACAAGGAGAGAAAAGTTATTGAAATTTGGGGTCCTTATCATACTCATCTCAATAAACAATCTGAACATGTTATCAAATGTGAATTAGATTTTTTCAAACCTAAGTTAGAGGATAATATCTCCATTTCATAAAGTATGTACAAGAGACCTCCATTACGTGTGAGAGATTTACCAACGGAAACTAATCATGTAAAAGTTTTACCAGATACTTTTCTCTACAACATCACAAATCCTCCACCTACATTTGTCCGCAAACATGTGAAGAGACCAGTTTATATGAAAGAAGTGTATTTATCCCTTTTAGAGAAAAATTGTAAAAGTATGGGACTTGAATACAAAAACCCGGATATTCCAGATTACGTGCCGAGATTAAAAGCGGAAATTATAAAAGAACCTACACTTGGATATGCGGAACAGGTATATTTGAAGCTCAGAATTCTTAAAAGTGGTATTATTCGTGTCAAATTGGATACTTCATTTGCTACAATATATGAAAAGTATTATAGTAAACAAAAGATTCCACCCATTAAGACTTCCATACAAGCATATAAATCAATGGGATTTAGTGATACTTTTATTGAAAAAATTAAAAAGAAATGTGATAACAAGATTGCATTTGGTAAAAAAGTTTCCAGTATTATTGATTCTATATTCAACAAGGAACCTGCTAAAAAACCAAAAAATACTAAAAAGAAAGAAGATCTTGTTGAAGAAGAAGAGGAGGAGGAAGAACAAGATCCAGATGATGTTCAACCAGAAGAAGATGAAGCTCTTGATATGGAAGTTGATGAAGATTTAGAAGAGCAACCACAAGAAGATGAAGAAGCATACCTTTCGGATTAGGTACGTTTAAGTGGTGGAACTCTTACACCAAGAGACCGAAGTGAATTTCTTTTTTCCATTGAAAGTTCAGTATCTGGATCTTTTTGATATTCTAACCATATAAATAAATCCGGTGTTCCACTATCTTCTGAAAGTATGTTGAGATGTTTATGAGTTCTGTGAAAATTATTAAGTTTTGTAAACATTGTTATCCATTGATCTTCGGATGGACATACCCATTCATCTTTATGCGTAGGATCTTCTAAATAGTCTATAGCACGTTGTAAGAATATGTCATAATATTCATTATAATTATAGTCCCTTACTTCCACCAATGGTGGATCTATTAGTAACTCTAATTCGACAAGTTCAATTGGAAATGCCCACTGTATCATTTCAATCGCATCCGTGCTTGACATGATATACCGTATCATACCTGCCGTAAGTAAACTGCGCCCACGTTTCTTTTTGTTTTTGTTGTGCTTTTTGTGGTTTGCATTAATGTAGTCTTCACGCATCAGTTGAAACGAATTCTCAATGATTATTTCTTGAAGTTCAATTGGTAATGTATCCCACAAACTCATCTCCCTTAAAATCTTATGACATTTTAAATTTTGATTGCCTAAGTCGGTGTATGATATGAAAAAATTACTTTTAAAATGTTCATCACAAACGTTGTTGTTGGTGATCATATCCTCGACCGAGCGATTTTCTGGGACTTGAAAGAAGCCTCTGATTACGCTCAAGAAACTGTGAGACACAAAGTGTGGGAACTTGGAAACGGTCGGTTCTATTACGGAAGTGTTGAAGCAAAAGTTTACGAACCATTTCTTTACACAACATCTGACTACAAAGATGAATATATTCTTTCTTTCACTGGACCCCTCAGAGATAGCACGAATGTCGTGTGATCAACACGTTGTCAAGATACAACTTGAAATTGTACAAATGCTCTACACAGCCTGGCATTTTGCGCAGCAAGAAGAATATATAGCCAAGTATGCTCCCTTCACAAAAGATGGTTCGCGGAGAGGGTATAGATGCGCTCACCCCAAGCATCCAATGACTATGTGGGTTGCGTCAAGTTTTGAAAACTATATGTACGCGTGTGAAATTGGGATCGCTTTGACCCTTGAATACACACGTAGATATGGAAAAATACACACATGTGCTCGACATCTCATGTGGCTTTGGGATCACCACCCTTCACACTTTGAAGAGCGTCGTAGTGAGACAGCGTATTATTCCAGTGAAGGAATCCCAGAATGTATGCCCGACCAATACAGGCAGCCAAGTATTGTGGATGCATATCAACTTTATTATATGGTTGAGAAAATGTCTTTCGCGCGATACAAATAAGTTAAAGTTGTAATTGATATTAAATGTAATTATGGAAGATCAAAGACGTCTCTATGAAAAAAAATTCATAGAAACGTGTAGATTTTTAAAAAAATCAATTGTGCCTCACAAAACAAATCTTAAAAAGGTAAGAGTTGGTAGACGCGGTGATGGTGGTTATGTCATGTGTCAGTTACAAGATGATACATATGACGCACTTTATAGTTATGGTTCGGATGATAACATTACCTTTGAGAAGTCTTTCTATGAACAATATGGGACATCATCCTATGTTTATGATCACACAATTGAAAAAATTACCAATAAACCAGAATATATTAATTTCTTTAAAGAAGGCGTTGCTTCCACCAAACGAGAATCACTCGATACCATCGATAATCACATTATTAAAAATGGACACACAGATTCTAAAAAATTGATTGCTCAAATTGATGTAGAAGGTGCTGAGTGGTTTCTTTTTAACGAGAATTTTAAATATATTGATAACTTTTCACAATTAATTATTGAATTCCATATATTTAAAGATGTTACATTGTATGAAAAATTGATTAAAAAAACATTTGAATTTTTAAATGAAAAATTTGTATGTGTTCATATTCATGCAAACAATTGCCTTCTTCAACCATGGGTTGATGGCAACTTTCCGAGAGCTTTTGAAGTTACATACGTAAGAAAAGACTTGGTTTCGGAAGCTGAAATTGAACCAAACCCTTTTCCAGATCCAAATCTGGATGCATGCTCCGATCCAACACGACCAACTCTTGTATTAGATTATTGGTTAAATGAATACAAGTAGACATGTTCAGGTCTTTCTTCGGGATCACCATATCCCAATGACTTGAGATATTTTGGAACTTTATTATTTTCAAAATCAAATATTTCAATGAGTAATGTCGGCATATATTTTTTAATTATATTTTCAGCTCCCATCAAAACTTCTAATTCGTGACCTTCAACATCAATCTTAATAACCGATGTCACACCTTTATATATATCATCTAATCTACGACATTCAACTTCGGTTTTAGTTGTTTCGTCCATTCCATTTGTCTTTTGCATTGAAGAACCACCGTAGTTTCTTAATCCTGTTTGTTTCACAGCTTTAGGAAAATACATCATTTTGTTTTCATTTTTATTGGATAGTGCAATCGGAGCAACATATATATTATTTTTGAGTTTGTTGTTTTCTACATTCATTGTAGTAACTTTGTGAAAAAGTGGTTCAAATGCATAAACTGGACCGTAATCTGAAAACATGAGGGAATTATACCCAATATTTGCACCAACATCCAATATTTCTGTACCTTCTTTGTAATACTTTTCTAAATCCTCGCGCATCCATCCATCCCATTCATATCCAGAAGCTATAGTTGGTCCAATATATTCATCATCCGCCATGAAGAATACATTATACCTACCGTTATTTATACATTTAACTTGAAGTGTTCGTGACATTTTACATTAAAAGTTAATTAAAACTTTAACCAGTGTCTAATAAAACGATGTTTAGCATTGGCAATGGTGTACCGGTCTCAGCTCCACCTGTTAAGGTTGTAAAGAAAGAACGAGCTTATCAACCGAGAACATACAGTGAGTTTGTGAAGGGTCTCAAGAATAATGAACTCCCAGAAGTTCTTATTAGACCAAATCAAAACATTGCAGCCTTTGAAGACAGTGAAGGTAACTATGGCGATGTTCAAATTATCCAAAACCAAGACCTTTGGCAAACTATTTCTGAAAGTGATGCTAATGTTCGCATTGATATGAAGTCTGATGTTTCAATTTCGGACACAATTTCAGTTTTTTTTCTTTTGACTTTTATCTTTTTTGTTTTCAGAAGCTTTTTGGGTGGTCCTGGTAGTGCAGGTCCAATGGGCAACCCATTTCTAAAGAATCAAGACTTCAATGCTGAGCGGGAAATTACAACACGCTTTAGTGATGTTGAGGGTATTGATGCTGCAAAAGATGAACTTGAGGAGATTGTTGATTTTCTCAAGAATCCAGAACGCTACT